TTTAAGTCAGGAATCTATGATTATCTCAATTGGTTCTACGATGGTGAGCAAGATGACTTCTTGCTTTGATTAGTAGCTTTCTTCAATACAGCTTTAGCAATAGAGTTGTATTGAGGCAATGTTGCCTAGTCTGGAGGTACAACAAATGGACAAAACAATAGTCCCTGGTAGTACTTTGTATGCTGCTGCTACAGAGAGTCTTGTCTCTGAAGCTTCAGCTACTAGTACATTTGAGAAGATGATACAAGTTGCTTTTTCTCATAGCACTGGAGAAACCTTTGCTAAAGAGATTAAAGAGGTTGAGAGGCAGATTAGGAAAGACTTTGAGATAACGTCTATGCCAGGTCCTTGGAGGTCTGCTAAGAGCGTTATACAAGGTGCTATGAAGCTTAATATCAAGCTTGTAGATGAGAATGGAACTTACTGTGGTAAGACATATCTTCAAAACAAAATTAAAGAAATGAAGAGTGAAACTAAAACAGAGATTACAGAAGAAGAGTACTCAACAAAAATCTGCAAGATGATCTCTGATGTTCCTAAAGAACTGGATGCTAGTAAGGTTCGTAGTCTTGTTATTGCTTTCTTAGAGATTTAATAGATGCTAACCAGAAGCATTGAAGTCATGAAATATGTACGGGCTAGTGCTGGTAGAGCAGGACTGTCCGTAATATTTGAAGATACCAATCAACCTAGACATGATGGTAAAACCATTTATCTTCCTAAGATAACTCTAGAAACAACTGATCTAGAGCTAAAAGAGTTAATGGCTTCTACAGACCATGAAGTAGCACATGACCGCTTTAGCTCTTTTGAAGTGTTAAAAGAAAAGAAAGTTGATCCCAATGGTATTTTGTTATTCATGTGGAACTTCCTTGAAGATTCTAGGATTAATAACATAGAAGCTATTGAGTATCAAGGTTTTAGAGAGAACTGGGATGAGTGTGGTGCTTATCTTGTCAGTAAGATCCTTAGTAAAGCAGCTAAGGATACTTCTGTCATAGCTAAGTTAACCACAGCTCTTATTTGTTGGGATGCTAAATTGTCAGCTCATAACTTTCCAAGGATTGAGCTTGTAACAAGTAAAACAAAACCTAATGAAGAAATAACCAATGTTCTTAATAACTTTTCTGATCGTCTTATTCATTGTCATAAGATACTGGATAAAAAAATAGGCACTACAGCAACGTATCAACTTGCTATAGACATCATTACAAAACTATCAAAGGAGTGCAGCGTAGGCAAAATAAAAGGAACGCCTACAACAACTGTAGAAACCAAAGACGGAGAACTAGAAGGTAAACCTGTAGAAGGCAAGGAGAGTACAGACGATATATCCAATAAAGATGTAAAGTCTAAAGCAGATGACTCTCTGAAAAAAACAGAACAAGAAGAATATAAGATTATCAATATAAAGTTAACAGAAGAAGATCTTAACAATTACTCGGTATCTATGCCAGAGGATTGTAAAGAGATGGGTAGAGTTGGAGTTAACTTTGCGCCTATCAGGGGAAGAAGTTATGACTGGGACTTAACTGATTACAATAAATTTATAGTTGTTGATTACCCTAGAAGAATAGGTAATCCAAAATACTTTGAAAAAAGTAAAGGGTTTTTAACAAACTATAAAGATAGAGTAGCAGACAAGCTTGTATCACAGGATAATTTTGCTCAACAAGTTCGTAGACTCATTCAAATTAGAGCCAAAGCACAGACACAATATGGTGTTAAGAAGGGCAAGCTAGATCAATCTAGGTTGTCTCGTATTTGTTTCAATGCTCCTGGTTTTAATGAGAGAGTGTTTAAGAACAAGATTGAAAACAAAATACTAGATGCAGCAATCACTGTACTTGTAGATATGTCAGGATCTATGTCTGGAGACAAAGCATACTATGCTTTAGCTTCTTCATTGCTTGTCAATCAAGTCTGTAATACGCTCAATATTTCTCTTGAGATTCTAGGTTTTAGTGATAATCATAAAAACAGTGAACCAGTTCCATCTATGTTTATCTACAAAAGCTTTGCTGACAAAAGAATAGACAATGAAAACATCAAAGACTATTTTTCATGTAGCAGTCTTCACATGCTTGGTAATCCAGATGCAGAAAACATTCTATGGGCTTATGATCGTTTAATCAGAAGAAAAGAAAGAAAGAAGCTTTTGATAGTTATGTCAGATGGTAGTCCTGCTGCTTCAAAAAGTGGTAATGGTATTGGAGAATTTACTCATAAAGTAATCAAAGAGATAGAAGAATCTAAGAAAGTAGATATTTATGGTTTAGGTTTGTGTAGTAATTCAGTAACAGAATATTACAAATACCACAGTGTTGTTACAAAACCAGAAGATATCCCTACCAATTTACTTGAGTTAATAGAAAGGAAGATAATCAATGTCCAGTGAAAAAGTTGAGGATCTTGTCAAGAAAGCTTTGAAAGAAGCTATGGACAAAAGAAAAACAGCAGCACCAGAGTCAAAAGACTCATCAACACCAGTAGACATGCTGGGTGAACCACTCGTAGAAGAGTCTAAGGAAAGCGGGAGAGTAAAGATCAAACCTAATCAAAAGCTTTTGTCAGAAATTATTAGTGATCCACTAATACCTCCAGAAGAAGATTTTGGTATCACAGTGTTTCATGACTATAAATGGCATGAGTCTATTGCTTCTTTTGTTCCTAATAACAATAAAGAGTATGTGCTAGACAGGGAACTGGCTAGTAACATTCTTATGGCGTGGGAACTAGGTGATAAGGTTCTTTGCTATGGTCCCACAGGTGCTGGTAAATCTAGTTTGATTGAGCAGCTTTGTGCCTTAACAGGTAGACCTTTTATTCGTGTCAACTGTACAGGTGATATGGATTCATCAATGATCTTTGGTCAATTGACAGCTAAAGATGGTTCTACAGTGTGGGTAGATGGTGCTGTTACAGAGGCTGTAAGACATGGTGCTGTGTTTGCTTGGGATGAGTGGGATGTAACTCCTCCAGAGATTTCTATGGGTCTACAGTGGCTTTTAGAGGACAATGGTAAGTTGTTCTTAAAAGAAATGCCAGGAGAAACTGTAGACAAACAAATCATTCCTCATGAGAACTTCAGATTAGTTGCTATTGGTAACACACAAGGTCAAGGTGATGAGTCAGGTGCTCATGCTGGTACCAACGTACAAAACTCAGCAACTCTTGACAGGTTTGGAACTGCTGTGTTTGTAGACTATCTTAATCCTCTTGTAGAAGAGAAGATGATTATCAACAAGTATCCAACTATCAACAAGAAGTTTGCTAAAGAATTAGTCAAACTTGCTAATCTTATTAGATCAGCTTACAAAGCCAATCAGTTTAGTCTTACTATATCTCCTAGGTCTTTGTTTGGTGTTTGTAAAAAGATGGTTTATGGCTATCCAGTTCGTAAAGCATTTGCTCTTGTTTACTTAAACAAACTCAACGATACACAACGTAAAGTTGCAGAAGAGCTATTCAACAAAGTTTACGGATCTGGCGTTTAAAGTATAAAGACACATAGCCTCCCTTATGGGGGGCTATTTACTTTGTATTTTAAGAAAGTAAAGCAATGATAAACACAAAACAAATACTTGCAAATGCTCCTAGTAACATTGGAGAGCAAGTACACGTTAACCACATAGGCTGCGAAGCAGGTGTAGACAACAAGCGTAGACTGTACATCAAAAGAGTTGACAAAGGACTGGTAGCGTACTGCCACCACTGTAACCAATCAGGCTTTGCAGCAACAGACAACAGCAGCAGACTAGCAGCGTGGCTCAACAAGCCACACAAAACAACAGAAGCAGCAAGAAAGCCAATCCTAGCAAACATAACAGCACAGGGCAGGATCTGGCTAAAGAAGTACTACTGCAACTCAGTAGAAGACAAAGACTATTTCAATGGCATAGCTGGAGAACCTAACAAAGTAGCTCTAACACTGCGTAATATCAAAAATGAAATCATAGGTTATCAGGTACGTAATTTGCACAGTAACAGTGGACCTAAGTATTTAACACACTATGTAAATAGTGAGTCAAATGGTGATCCAAGTTGGTTTTATAAGATGATAGATACATTAGTAATTACAGAAGACTACCTCAGTGCTTACAGAGTTTTTAATAGCTCTAGTTGTAGTTCTCTGGCGTTACTAAGAACATCTTTATCAGATAAGACACTCTTTGAGATCAGTGAGCGGGAGTTCAAAAACATCATTATCTGGTTAGATCCAGATGAAGCAGGAAGGGAGGGAGCAGCCAAAGTATACAAAAAACTATCACACTATCTACCAACAAAAACAGTCATAGCCATCTATGACAACGACAAAGAACCAAAAGAATGTTCACCAGCAGAGCTGCGTGATATTCTTTCATAAAGGAATTTAATGGATTACGACATTTTGTATCTTTGTTCTCAAAGCAAAGATAATCTTAGTAAGTACAGGAGGTACATCAAACCTCATGTAGTTACCAAAGAAACAAACATTATCCTTGACGGAATGGATAAATACTACAAAGCGTTTCCAAGTGTTACTAGTATCAATTGGGATAGCTTTTCTGCTTATTTAATAGCAGACCAAAGTAAACGTCTGACTGACGATGCTATTGTTAAGCTTCGTATGACGCTCACAAAAGCAAAGGACTTTACTCCGCACCATGCTCATGACGAAGTAATTAAGACTCTTATTGAGTTAGATTATTTAGCTCTTATTATGGATGAATGTGAAAAGGTTAGAGAAGGTTCTAGTGATCTTGAACACGTTCATATCCTAGCAACCAATGCTCTTAGAGATGTGGAGAGATACATTGAAAAAGATGAGCTTTTTGTTAATGCTGATTTATCTGTTATTGCTGAACGAATCACATCGTCTGGTTATGAATGGAGATTAGATTGCCTCAACCGTTCTTTGGGTCCTCTACGTACTGGTAATTTTGTCATTGTTGCTGCTAGAGTAGAGGTAGGTAAAACAACGTTCTTAGCTAGTGAGGTCAGCTACCTTGCACAGCAGCTACCTAAAGACAGACCAGTTGTTTGGGTTAACAACGAAGAAGAGTCATCAGTTGTCTTTTTCAGGATAGTGCAAGCAACACTAGGACAAGAATCTAAGAACATCATAGCTGACTCCAAAGCAGCTATGGATCAGTACACAACTCTTATGGGTGGCAACAAAGACAAGATACGTGTTACCAAGGACATGAACAATGTCAGAGACTTAGAAACACTCTTTAGAGAAATTAACCCAGGACTCATTGTTTTTGACCAGCTAGACAAAGTAGATGGCTTTAAGACAGATGACAGAGAAGACATTAGGCTGGGTAAGATCTACAAATGGGCTAGGGAACTAGCTAGATCTTATGGCCCAGTAATTGCTGCATCACAACTAAGTGCTACAGCAGTAGATATGAAAGATCCACCTTTCATTGGCTTAGATGCTCTTAGAGGTTCTAAGACAGACAAGCCTGGTGAGGCAGATGTGGTTATCACACTTGGTAAGTACAAAGAACCTAAATCTCCCGAAGAGGAGATCATTAGAACCATCAATGTTCCTAAGAACAAATTGCCTGGTGGTGGTTTTAAACAAATGGAGTCAGAAAGGCATGGGCAATATCTTGTAACAATAGATCCAATCAGAGCGAGGTTTGAATGAGTAGAAAAATTGTAGCTTGGAGTTTATGTGTAGTATGGGATGATAAAGAAGAAGAAGTTATTCTTGACACACCACCATATGTTAGTGATGCAGTAGATGATTTCTTAAATGTTTTAGAACAACAGGAGAATGAAGATGACAAAGACTGAACAAAGACTATGGGATGCGTTAGCTGATCTTGTATCTCAAGTAGATGAAGATTGTCCTACGGAATATAGAACAAAACATCTTAAAAGTTCAATGCAAGAAGCTGCTGATTTGTTAAATGAAATTAGTAATGAAGGAGAAAATGATGAAGATAATTGAAGCATACCACTTGATTAGAAAAGTATTTAATGATGCGGGTTATGAAGACAAGTTTGTATTAGATTTAATTGCAGACTTACATGGTGAAGCTTTTGGTAAAGGGTATCAAGAAGGTAGGGAAGTACAAGAAAAAGTAAATCTATTAAAGGAGACTAACAATGAGGTTTGCAAT